CCTTGGAATCCAATATTCAAGTTTGATGATTTCATTGATGTGTGCATCTGTGATAATAGGATATGAATCTTTGTATTCCTGAATAGCTGTTTCCATATCCTTTTCCATGCCCCTGTGAATTGCTGTTCCAAGAATCAATGAATTTGCAGGGTCATCTGTTGGAAGCACTTCAATGTTCTGTCTGTATCTGAAACCAAATCTTGCAGGACAATTTTCAAAACATTCTGCTGTTGAAAAATGAAAATTATCCATCTGACCACCTTCTTTTCAATAAGTCATAATTGTATGCAGTGTTTGCATCATCCACCTTCAAGCAATCAATGAATTTCTTGAACAATTCAAAATGGTCAGGATAAAGAAGAATTCCATATCCACCTGCTTCATCAATCTTCTTCAGGTTGTGAATCTGAAGTGGTGAAGGTTTTCCATTCTTTGCCTTGACTTCAATTCCAAGGAATCTTCCATTGCAACATGCAAGGATATCAGGAACACCTGCTTTGGTGAATTCACCACCGCCCCAATATTTAATGAAATAGCAGTTATTTGATTTCAGGAAAGACTTGATTCTGTTTTCAAAATTCTTTTCTGATGCCATATCAACCACCGATATTTGGACAGATACAATCCCATTGATAATCTTTGAAGTGAAGTTCTTCATCTTTCAGAATTTTTCCATCAACAATTTCAATGACCTGATTGAATTCCATCCCCCTTTCAAAACCATGAATTTTCATATCAACATGATATTTTTCACATGTTTTCAGAAGTTCATCTGCTGAAATTCCCCATGCAAATTTAGAATCAAAGACTGCAACAAAGATTTCATCATTTTCATATTCAGAAAGATAAACTTCTACACCTTCGACAAATCCCCTTCTTGTGTTTTCAATCCAACATGTTTCATTTGAATCAATATCACCATATTCATTTACTGATAACTTTGGATGTTCTTCACCAAGAAATCCAACAGGATGCAAACCTTCAAGAATGAATTTTGTCATATTTTCT